GCCTGATGAAGTACACATCCCGTTCGGTTCCCGCGAGGAAGTCTGTTCGGAGTGCCTTGTGGACAGTCGATCCGATGTAGTAGATCTTGATGGATCCATCTCCCTGGGTGATGATACCCTTGCTCTTGGTCTCATAGCCACCGTTCGCCGCGAGGGCGTCGTGGGTGGTGTTGTCGACCATGTTCCGGGTTTCGTCCGGCATTTTTGGATCGATGGCCTCCCCGATATAACTGGTTCCCCAGATTACATGGTAGCCTGCCGCCGATACTGCTTGTTCTCCCATAGTGTTCGTTTCCTCCTTGTTTCCTACTGATACTCATAATGGACTGCGAAGTCCCGATAATACATGAATAGCGGGATTTCAGCGTCCCCGTCCGACCCATCACCGGCGTCGAATATGCTGATTACATAGACGCTGCCGGTACCGGCCGGTAATGCTGTGCTCGTAGTGCGATGCAATGCCCTCCGGATCTTTTTCGAGAGCTGGTTGGCGACGCGGTCTGAAGATGCAAAGCAGGTGCACTGGACCCTGCTGTGAGCATATCCTGACGTGTTGGTATCGTCATCTCCGATATCGCTTACCTCGGCAACCTCGATGTACGGATAGATTGGTATCTTTGGGGCGTCACCTCTCCGGTATACCCTGGCAGCCACAACCGCGACGACCGGGGTATCCGCTTTCAGCCGGGTGATAACCGCGAGAACCATGTCGGGCTCGTCGGTCATTTCAGCATCAGCTCCGCGATCATGCCCTGATACTTCTCGCGGTTCTGGTCAAGGGCCGGGCGGAAATGCGGGTGCGGGGGTTGCGTGACTTGCTTAACCTTGACCCATTTCCCGTCGATCTGAAACATGAGATACGGCTTGTTCCTGGCCTTGATTACGCCCCCGAACTCGTGCTGTTTGGCATCTACCCGGTCGGTACCTACGAGTGCATGGGGGGTGCCGTCCAGATCGATCCCGGGTTCGACGTGGATAGATGTCCGGTAATTTCCGCGTTTGTACAGACCAATCTCAGTGATTTTCTCCTGAACGTCGTTCTTGTACTCATTGGCGGCAAGGCCAACCGCGATCGACTGGCGTTTCTGGAGCTCTTCTGCGAGCTTGTCGAACGCACCGAGCAGCTCTGCCAGACCATCGACAATGATGTCGGCCATCAGGTCCTCCAGAGTGAGACGATAATTGAGGCGGCCACTCCAATTAGGGAAATCGCACCGGCAACGATACCGGCTGTTTTTGCAACTTGGCGATCTGCCCCAGTCTGTTGATCCTTGGTTGATTCCAATGCATTAATCCGGGTCTCATGGTTTTTCGTCCGGATTTCGCCTTTTTCGAGTTCCTGTAAGATGTGTTTTACATCTGTGCGTGTCTCAATGACAATATCCCGGAGTTCCTGATGACCGGAACAATTCACTATCTCTTCCACTTCATGCACCCCCGGTTGCGCCTGCAGCAGCGATCTCGCAGGTGATATGCGAGACAACAGCCCGGGCCGCCTCGTAGGTCTGCTTGACGGAATTAATCCGGAAGGTTCCCGCGAACCCAAGCACGGTGCTGGTAAGAGTGTCGCCTTCATTCACGGCTGTGCCTGCAGGAAGCAGGACCCGTGGAGTGCTGACGATGTATACCGGCTTGCCCCGGAAGGATTCTGTAGGGCCAACGAACCGGCACGAGACCGTAGCTGTCACATCCGTGTACGAGAGTTCCCCGTTGCTGTCGAACGCTTCCGCGATCGTGCCATTGGCAACTGCCGCCCCGGGCACGGTCCCGTTGTCGCTCAGGACCTCATCATTGGCAAAGGTGCCGGAAATGGTGTGCAGGGTGAGCGTGCCGGAACCCGCGGTCCCGGTGGAGATGATAATCGCGGTGGCGTGCGAGGTTGCGCCCGTGAGGGTTTTGCCTGCAGTGAAGACCGCGGTCCCGCCATCATATGCCAGGGTGAAGTTCTTCTGCATCTGGTGGAGCGTGGCGCTGTGGATCAGGAAGACTGCCGGTAAAACCATCAGTGGCACCTCGAGGTCCGTACCCGGGAAACCCGGACGCCGCCATTAATTGAAAGGACGTACTGATCAATCGCGATCTTGGCTTTGGCTTCATACGCGGCTGCCTCCGCTTCAGGAGAGACGGAGTATGAGATATCCCCGCCAACCGACGCAGAGTTCGTCCGGCTGAGCTCCTGTGATTGCCTACGCTTGATCTTGGCGATGGTTAAGGCGATCGAGGCCGTCTTTAATAATGTTGATGATGATGGTGCAGTAACGCCTTTCACCGTCAGGATATCGGAGATCTCTGCATCGCTGCGGGCGATCATCTGGCCGATCTCGGCGATACCTGCCGTGCCTGTACTTGTTCCCGCCTCCAGGTAAACATCAGTCGTCGTGCAGTAAGCCATCGGTCTTCCTCCTCAGCTGTTCGGCTTCGTGTTTGATCCGGCCTTCCCCATCCTGGATCTCCAAAAAGGAGAGTTCGGCAGCGGTTAAATTGGAACTGTCCAGCTCTCCCGCTTCCTTCCGCCGCCAATAATCGGCGGTGAAGTACTTGCCGCTGTTCTGGGTGTCTAAAACCATAGGGGGTTTAGGCCCCCTGGTTAGGCTCCGCCGTACTCAATGGTGCAGATTGAATTCCCCACACCGTACTGGCAGGCAACCCTCATGGTCATGCAGAAGTTCATGAGATCACGGATCGGGTCCCTCATCTCTTCAATCTCGATATCCTGTCTCATCCCGATATATCCGGCATTCTTGCTGTCGAAGACAACCCCCCCCATTTTCTCATCGGTTGGCCCACTCCAGTCAGAGTTTGCCGCTGCGACTTTGAACGGTGCGGAAGTTGTGGTAACATCAACACCGCATTCAAAGACCTTGCATCCCATTACAGTTGGCAATGTGCCTCTGTTGATGAATTCCTGTGCTTGCACGGTATATCCGGGTACAAAGTCCTTGTATAGGTACGAGGAGCACGCAGGGTGCATGATGATGGTATCAGAGAGATAGCCATCCACGAGGTTTGCCTGTCGTGCCTTGATCACAGCCTGAACCCCGCCGATTACACCAGCTGCAGCCGCGATATCGTGGTTGTTGCCTGCGTTGTCCAGGAGGACGGAGAGCATCCACTGGTTCAGGGAGTTCTCCAGTCTCATCCCGGCCTTCCGGGTTTCGAGCTCGATCACGCTGAACAGAGAGTCCCTGATCATTTCCTTGGTGATGACTGGGCGTTCACCGAGTTTCTTTGCAGTCCACGTGCGGGCAGTGTAGACCTGGTTGTTCATCGGGATTTCCGAACCTTCCGCCACAATCGGCGAATAGGATCCGGACTCTCCGATATTGATCTGCATGGTGTTCCCGCTCATGGGGATGATCGGGATCGCATCCCGCATACATCGGGCGGGTTCTGCCCCTTCGATAATAGTGCGCCTGATCTCAGTCTGGATCAGCGTGCCGCTTTCAATTGCCTCTGAAAGTAATAGTTCACGGGCTGGGTGTTTCTTTCCATCTTCGCCGGTGATCATATACCGCTGTTTATACTGTCCTTCAAAGGCAGCGAGATCGCGGTTAACAATCTTCTCCTGGAGCGCCTTCTGTTCGGTGGGTCCTGCGTGGGCAGCTTCAAGAGCCCTGATTAAGAGTTGTGTCATGTGTCAGTCCTCCTTAAGATGCTGCACCCACCGGTGCGGAGAATTCAACAATGATATACCCTTTGCCGCCGACAGTCGCTGCTCCGGCTGCGATGTCTTCCTGGAGACGACCGACAGCGTTCTGGAGACCGACAATGGTATCATGTGCCTGGATTGCAGAGTCACGGACGGCAACCATTCCTGCTACGGTTGAGACGCCCATGATATCACCAGCGTCTGCGGTTCCATTATCGGTGTCAAGCATGACGAGGACTTCGCATCCCGCACCGAAGACCATGATATCCCCGCCAGCAGTTGGCTGCGAGAATGCAGCCACACCGACCGGGGCTCCGGTTGAGGATGTTGCGGGGACTACTTCCCGGCTGACGCCGGTTGCAGAGAATCCTACAATCTGCCCTGCAAGGATCGCGCTGGTCGCCTTATAGGTGGCTGTCTGTCCGAGTCTGCGGGGTTTTGGGTCGAATGCGACCGGGGTTGTTGCTGTCATGTTACTGCGCTCCTACGGTGCCCTTTTTCCGGTCCACAGGGATGTAGAACTCCGGGATATCGGAGAGTTCCTTGGTGTTCCCGGCGCCGGTCCTGGCGGTGCCGTCCTTCTCCAGCGCGTCGATGCGGGCTGCCTGTGCTTTCACAAGCTCGGAGAGTTCCTTGATCGTGCCCGGGAGTGCTGCGAGTTCCTTGGGGATCTCGACTTTGATATCGGCGGGCTTCTGTGCCTTGATCGCCTCGGAGAGTTCCTTAATCTGGGCTCCCTGTGCGGCGAACATTGCTTCGAGTTCTTTTGTGTCTGCCATAGTTTTCTGTTCCTCCGGCGCTGCCGGGGTAATTTCATCAGCGGCCTCGTTGATCCTGCAAACCTTGCAGGCCCCCTTGTTCACGAAGGCAAAACCTCCGAAAACAAGAGTCGAGGCTTCCATACGGCGGGTCTGCGGGTTCTCCACTTCATCGCCCCCGTGCTCGACACTGACGAATTTGATATTCTTCCGCTTGATCAGTTCCTGCATTGCCCTGCCGCTCGGGGTGCTGCCATAGACA